ATACCATTTGATACCGATTTAATGTGTTAAAATAGTATCATGGAATAATTACAAGTTCCATACTCAGAAATTTGCTTTTTAACAAGACCATAGAAAATGCAAAAGCATAAGTTGTGGCAATGAGAACTTAGAAATAGGTTCTTTTTTTATTCTTGATTGTAAAGCTAAGTAAAAATAAATTTTTTCATATCCAGTCAAATCTAATTTTCACTGATGTTTTTAAAATCACTTCTTTCCAAAGACTTAGTGTGTTGCAATCGAAAATAAGAAAGTGGTTATTATGAAAAAGAATAAAAAGAAAAAGAAGAAAAGCACATTTGATTTTAATTATTGCATGAAATATGGCAATTGTAAGTTTTGCCCTAGAAACGGGAAAGGAAAATGTAAGTAATTTAAAAAAAGCTGAGAAACAAAACTCGTAAAAATAGGAGATGATAGTAAATGCCTAGAGGAGTAAAGACGGATAATCAAAAAATAGCCGATATAGTAGCAAGTTATGCTCTTACAAATAGTTATAATAAAACATCTAAAGAAGTTGGTGTGTCCTCTAACACTGTTAAGAATATTATTAATAAGCAAAAGAAAGAGAATGCAGAAGAATTTGCAAAAGTTTGCAAAGAAAAAAAAGAAGAGTTTGTTGATAAAGCTAGTAGGCTGATAGATAAAGCAATGGACAAACTAGATAAAGAATTAAATAAAGATGATATTCCTATTAATAATTTAACTACCGTTATTGGAACGCTGTATGACAAAAGAGCATTGGCTAAAGGTGAAGCTACTGATAATAATAAACTTGAAGTAAATATAAAGGTAATTGAATAATGGATTTATCAATAACCCAAAAGCAAAAAAATTTTATTTATAGTCAAGCGTTTGAGACGTTATTTGGCGGTGCAGCTGGTGGAGGGAAGTCCTATGGACAATTAATAGATGCATTCTTATTTGCATTGCAATATCCTGGTTCTAAGCAAATTATATTTCGTAGAACATTTGCAGACTTAGAAAAATCATTAATAAGAGTTAGCCTTGAATTATTTCCAAGAAAGCATGCAAGCTACAATTCTAGTAAGCATGTATGGAAGTTTATCAACGGAAGCATAATAGATTTTGGATATATAGACAATGAAAAAGACGTTTATCAATATCAATCAGCAGAATATGACATTATAAGGTTTGACGAATTAACACATTTTACTGAGTATATGTATGTTTATATGATAAGTAGATGCCGTGGTGCTAATGGTTATCCTAAAGGCATAAAAAGCAGTACTAATCCTGGTGGTGTAGGACATACTTGGGTTAAGAAAAGATTTATTGATATTGGAGCACCAAATAAAGTACATGAAGTACTTAATGAATCTGGAACAACGACTACTAGAATATTTATTCCTAGTTTGGTTCAAGATAATAAATTTTTACTAACAAATGACCCTGATTACATTAAAAGGCTTGATAACTTACCGGAAAAAGAAAGAAAAGCACTAAAATTTGGAGATTGGGATATATACGATGGAGTGTTCTTCCCAGAATTTAATAGAAGAATACACGTAATTGAACCATTTCAAATAGATGCATCATGGGACAAATATATAACACTTGACTATGGCTTAGACAAGTTTGCTGTGCTTTTTATTGCAGTGGATACTAAAGGTAAGGCATATGTGTATAACCAAATTCATAAAGAAAACTTAATAGTTAGTGAAGCATGTCAAATATTAAGAAGTTATATGAGAGGCAATACATTTAAACATATTTATGCACCACCAGACTTGTGGAATAGAAATAGAGACACTGGTAAGAGTACATATGAGATATTTAGAGATAATGGAATAATACTCACAAAAGCTAGTAACAACAGAGTTAGTGGTTGGTTAGCTGTAAAAGAATGGCTAAAGATTAGAAAAAAAAGAAATGAGCAAACGGGTACGCTTGAAGAAGTAAGCGATTTAGTAATATTTAATACTTGCCTAACGCTAATTGAATATTTGCCACAAATACAACATGATGAGAAAAATCCAAATGATTGTGCTAATGAGCCTCACGAATTAACGCATATCTGCGATGCTTTAAGATACTTCTGCGTTAGTAGAGTATCTCCTAGTAAAGAAATTGTGGATAAAGAAAACACATTCAGTAATTTCTTTGAAGAAGATACAAAAATATATGACTATGGCGAAGAAATAGTCGTAATTTAGAAAGAGGGAATAGAAATGAAAAAAGCAATATTAAGAAAATTAAGAACAATTAGTGAAGACGTTCTAGGTGAAGAAGAAACAAATAAAATTATTAACGATACAGTTAGTAAAGTGTTAGATGAAACTAAGCCTAAGTCCAAAAATAAAAAGAAAAAGAGTGATAACAATGAGTAGCGATAAATTCATAGAATATAGCAAAAACTTAGTAAGACAATATGCTTATGAACATTTAGATTTAAGTGATGGAATATCAATAGATGATTATGATGTATATATTGTCTGGTATGCCTTTGAATTAGGTCACAATAAAGCATTAATAAGCACCTCATTATTAGATGGTATGTATTATGAAGTGACATATAATTCTAATAAAAATGAAATTTATTTAGATGCATATAAAAAAATTGAAAATAGATGCATTAAAATGATTGGGCTAAATAGGAAAGAGTGGTAAACAATGCTTGAATCTATATTATTCAGCACCATAACTGGTGTTTTTATTATGCTTTCTTTTATCTATGGTATAAAAATAGGACAAAAGATTAATAAAGACGAAAAGATAGTTAAAGGACCGATAGAATCATTTAAAGAGCATAGAGAGGTAAAACAATTTGAAAAAAATTTGGAAAAAGAAAACACTCTAAATGAAATAAATGAATATAACATTGATAATTATGATGGAACTGGCTTAGGGCAAAAAGAATTGCCAAAAGATTAGGAGGTAGACATGAACTTAGAAGAATTAGAAAAAACAGATGTATGGACAATATATGAAAAACATAAAGATTTTATGTTTAGAAGAAAAATTTATTCAGATACTGATTTAAACTTTAGAATGTACAATGGTGATCAATGGCATGGGTTAAAAATTGAGGGCGTTGAAAAAGTACAATATAACTTCATAAAGCAAATTGTTAAGCAAAAAGTATCAAATATTACTTCTAATCTTTTTGCAGTTAATTATAGCCCTGAAAATATAGAAAATTCAGAGTTTATGGAATTGGCTCAAAAAACTTGTGACTTATTAAATAAAAAAGCAAGTAAAGTATTTGATAAAGATTTCCTTGATAAAAAAATAAAAAAATGGGTTAGACAAGCTGCTATAAACGATGAAGCAGTTTCTTATACATATTATGGCGATGATGATATTCCAGTAAATGAAATAATATCTAAGAATGATATTATGTATGGAAACGAAAATGAAGATGAAATCCAACTTCAACCTTATATTTTACTAAGACAAAGAAAAACAATAATTGAACTTCAGATAATGGCAGAAGAGCAAGGATTGCCAGAAGAAAAAATAAAATCAATAGTTGGTGATAACGATACATCAACAATCTCTGGAGATAGTGCTAAAGATGAAATAGATGATAAATGTTGGTTAATAACTAAATTATATAGAAAAAATGGAACTATACACTTTAGTCAATCAACAAAATATTGTGTTATTAAAGAAGACGAAGATACTCAAATGACTTTATATCCAGTAGCACATATGAATTGGGAAGACCAAGAGGGAAATGCTAGAGGTATAGGAGAAGTAAGACAATTAATACCTAATCAGTTGGAAACAAATAAAACTGCCATGAGAAGAGCGTTGAGCGTTAAAAATACAGCATATCCGCAAAAGGTTGTTAATACAGATGCAGTACAAAATCCAAGTGCAGTAAATAAAATAGGCGCAATAATAAAGTTCCAAGACATGGGTAATACAAGAGCAAGCGATGTATTTATGAATACTACTCCAGCACAAATGAGTACAGATAGTGAAAAGTTCCAAACAGAACTAATTAGCTATTCAAGAGAATTAAATAATGCTGGAGATGCAACGACGGGAAATATAAATCCCGAAAGTGCAAGCGGTAAAGCAATACTTGCAGTACAAAATGCTCAAAATCAACCATTAACAGACCAAGTAATAGGATTAAAGGCCTTTATAGAAGATTTAGCTAGAATTTGGTTTGAAATGTGGAAAACATATGCTGAAGATGGACTTATTATTGAAGTTGACGAAACAGACCCTATGACTGGGCAAATGACAACAAATCAAG